GTGTATGCATGGAACAGTCCGAACTGGACGATGCCGTAAAACTTGGAAAACGGGAAGATTATACCGGGGAACTTCTGGAAGAAATTCCGGAGTAAAAAGTGAAATAACAAAACAAGGAATTCCGTGTCAAACGTTGACACGGAATTCAGACAGAAAAATTGGTGTCAATGTTTGACACGGACGGAGGAAAAAAGTATGAGAAAAAGAATCGCAATGGTACTTCTCGGCCTGAGCCTGGCTGTAGGCACACCGGCCGCAACAAATATGTTCCCAGCAGTTTCTGCCCAGACAGTACAGGCAGCTGGAAAAACCGGATGGACGCAGGAGTCCGGAACCTGGTATTTTTATAAAGACGGTGTAAAACAGACCGGATGGCAGACCTGGGACGGAAAAAAATATTATCTGAATGCAGACGGAACCATGAAAGCAAATGAGTGGATGATTGATACGGATGGATCGGTTTACTACTTCCGCAGCTGGGGTGGAGCTTACCTGAACTGCAAGGCAAGAATCAACGGCAGAAGTTATACTTTCGGTGCAGACAGTAAGGTACAGGGTTCCCAGTGGGTTGTAAAAGGTGGAAAATGGTATCTGGTGAAAGACGGAAAAATTGCAACGGGCTGGCAGACCTGGGATGGAAATAAATACTACATGAATAGTGATGGAAGTATGCGCTCCAATGAGTGGAGACTGGATGATACAGGGAAAATCCGCTATCTGTGCAGCTGGGGCGGCGCATATAAGAACAGATCTGCCAAAATCAACGGACGCTCCTACACTTTTGATGGTAATGCTAATGTAACCAACATGCAGTGGATCGTGATGGATGGACAGTGGAAACTGGCAAAAGATGGAAAAATTGCAACGGGCTGGCAGACCTGGGACAATAACCGTTACTATCTGAACGCAGACGGAACCATGAAAGCAAATGAATCTTTCACGGACGGGGGAAAAACCTATTTCTTCTGCAGCTGGGGCGGAGCTTATAAAAACTGCTGGCAGACCTGGAACGGAAAAAAATATTACCTGCATGATAACGGTGCAGCATATCAGAATGAGTGGCTGAAAACCGGCGGAAAATGGTACTGGTTCCAGGCAGACAGCACCATGGCAGTGAACACAAGCTTTACATACAAAGATAACCTGTATTTTGTAGACGGAAATGGAATTATGCTTTCCGGATGCTGGAAAGAGGAGAACGGAGCAAAATACTATATCCGGAGCTGGGGCGGAGCCTGCAAGGATATGCAGATGAAGATTTCCGGAAAGACCTATTATTTTGGATCAAATTGCAAGATGGTAACGGATCAGACGGTAAATGGGAACTATTATGGAAAAGATGGTGTGTTGACCACAAAGCCGGACCCGAAACCAACAGAGACACCGAAACCGACGGAGACACCGAAACCAACGGAGACATCGAAACCAACAGAGACACCGAAACCAACGGAGACACCAAAACCAACGGAGACACCAAAACCGACGGAGACACCAAAACCGACGGAAACGCCAAAGCCGACAGAGACACCGAAGCCAACAGAGACACCAGCAGAAACCGTTTATGCAACAAGCGTAACAATTACACCGAACAGTAATCTGGAATTAACTGAAGTTGGACAGACACTGCAGCTGGCCGCAACCGTATATCCGGAAAATGCAACCAACAAAGCGGTAAAATGGACTTCGGATGATCCAGAAGTAGCAAGCGTAGATGAAAATGGACTTGTAACCGTTCATAAAAAAAATGGTATGCGAAAAGTTATTATCTCAGCTGATGCAATGGGATCTAAGCCAGACGGAGGTGTTGTTGGAAGATACGTAGAAGTAAAAATTAATATCCCATATACCAATGAAGAGGCTCTTGGAATGACTGTTTACGATCAGGAAGTTTCCAGAAAGATTTTCGACCTGGTAAATGAAGAACGTGTAAAAGAAGGACATGCAGCCATGATCTGGGATGATATGGTACCGCGTTCAAGGAGTATTGCAGTGGCGGGTTATCATATGATGAAGTCTATTACTGAACCTGGATATGGTACACCGGATAATATGGCATTACATTCTGGTGGTCAGAATGGTTGTGGTGGAGATTTACTTTTTACAGACACAGATGATCTCGCACAGCAGATTTTCAATCTTTGGATGTCTTCACCAGGGCATAAGGCAAACCAAATGGATGATTATAATTCGCATGGTTTTATAGCGGTTATGTACAGCCAACCAAAAGCCTACGCAGGTAAAAATTATATTAACTTTTCGGCTATCTTTTCATTTGGAAATCATAAAACCGATCAACTGGGAACGTGGGAAACAGATAATGTTGGAATGGACTCGGTTCTTGGCATGACAGAAGATGATTACAACTTGATCACAAACTACTTTATCCGATAAAAAAGAATCCCCTCTCGTAGACGAATTACGAGAGGGGATTTGTATGTCGAAGAGGTAGTAAAATAGTCGATGATATGCTATACTGAATCTAATCAGATCAGAACGTGATAGGGATAGTCTGATGGTTGTCCTTTCTGGAAACAGAAAGGGGGTAATGCCAATGAATACAATGGAAGTGTTGACACTTTTACTTGTTGTTTTTGCGGCGTTATCCAATGCGTCGTAAAACTTCTTGCTTTAGCTATGGGGATATAAGACGCGTCCATCGAATTTACGCAAGTAATTGAGATGGACAAAATAGTGGTTGTATTAAATGGGAAAATATAGTATAATACAAACATGAATACAACATATAAATCAAACAACAATGTCGTCTATTCGTGCAAATACCATGTAGTATGGTGTCCTAAATATAGACGAAAAGTATTAACCAATGGTGTAGATACCAGGTTGAAGGAACTGCTCACAGAGTATGCTGCAAATCTTTCTGTAGAGATTCTGGAAATGGAAATCATGCCGGATCATGTTCATATGCTGCTGGAAGTAGAACCTCAGTTTGGTATTCACAAAGCCGTAAAATCTTTCAAAGGCTATACTTCCAGAATTTTAAGACAGGAATTTCCATATCTTAAAACTAAGATGCCGACGCTTTGGACAAACAGCTATTTTGTATCGACGGTGGGTGGTGCTCCGCTGGAAGCAGTAAAACAGTATATCGAAAACCAGAAAACATCGCAGAGACAAAAGGATAAGATGGGATAATGCAAAAAGGGATCAAATTCAGAATCTACCCGAATAAAGGACAGAAAGCCTTCATTCACCAGACGCTGGGATGCTGCAGGTTCATCTATAACCGGGGACTTGCCATGCGTAAGGAAGGCTATGAAAAAGGGGAAAAAATCGGCTATGGCCAGACTTCTGCCATGCTGACGGAACTGAAAAAGCAGGAAGAGTTTGCTTTTCTGAAAGAAGTCGATTCCATCGCATTACAGCAGTCATTGCGGGATCTTGACCGGGGATTTGTAAACTTTTTTCAAAAAAGAGCGTCCCATCCAACTTTCAAAAGCAAACATAACCATTTTCAGTCGTACAGAACGGTAAATCAAAAAGACAACATTCGTATCGTGGGAAGATATATCAAACTTCCGAAGCTCGGATATGTGAAAGTGCGTCAGTCAATGGAAGTGGGAAACATTCATCACGTAACCATTGAGCATACGCCATCCGGAAAATATTTTGCGGTTCTGAATGTTGAATCTGAACCGGAACCGCGACCTAATCAGGGTGGAACGATTGGGATTGATGTTGGAATCAAAACATTCTATTCTGACAGCAACGGAAATACAGTAGCGAATCCCAAATATCTGGAACGCTCGATGCGAAAACTTGTAAGGGAACAGCGCAGACTTTCCCGAAGAGAGAAAGGATCCCATAACCGGGATAAGCAGCGAATTCGAGTTGCCAAAGTACATGAAAAAGTAACGAATCAAAGAAATGATTTCCTGCAGAAACAGTCAACGATGCTGGTGTGTGAAAACCAAACCATCTGCATCGAAGACCTGCATGTAAAAGGAATGATCCGGAACCATAAACTGGCAAAGTCGATAGCCAGTGTTTCGTGGGCAAAGTTTTTCGAGATGCTGGAATATAAAGCTGTGTGGTATGGAAATGAAATCCGCAAAGTACCAACGATGTATCCGAGCAGCCAGACCTGCAGTTCCTGTGGCTATCGGAATCCGCTGGTGAAAAATCTGCGCATTCGTATCTGGGAGTGCCCCGGCTGTCACGCAGTTCATGACCGGGATACGAATGCAGGCATCAATATTTTGAAAAAAGGACTGCAGCTGCAGTCGGCATAAAGATAAGAAAACTGTACCGCAGGGCATGCGGGAACAGTATAAATATAGCCTGTGGACACCGTGTAAGACATTGCAGTACCGTAAGGTATTTGCCAATGCAATGGTGGAAGAAACAGGAATCCCCCTGCTTTAGCTGTGGGGAGTGTCAACTTACATAGACAACCACCGCAAATAGCAAGAGGGCTATTCCCTATTGGCAGTAGGGGATAGCCTTTGTCTCTTGTTGCTTTTTTGTAATAATTTAAATTATTTCAGAAAGTACAACCACTGACACGGAAATATCCTTGATTGCTTCTGATTTGATTATAAGCTGCCAGACGGAAAAAGTCAAGCAGCATGGGGGATGCGCAGAGTTTTGTGTATTCCTTTTTGTTGAAAAAATAGAATATTCTGTCTGGACTTGTTGTTTTTGCTAAGAAGTCAAGGTAACGTTTATGAAGCGATATTTCAGAGACGTTACCTTTTTTATAAAAAAATCTGTGGTTTTAGACGATAAAAATGTCATCTTTTTTGAGAAAATGTCATGTTCTTATATGAAACCAAGCAATCAGTGTGCCGTTTCCTTTCTGCATGAGCAGTGTGCCAACTGTCCGTAGCAGGATCAATGCAAGCC